CAATATAAGTCGTTTATGCTCGAAATCGAAAATATTGAAAAATTCCGTATCCTTTTGAACAATCGTATGTATTGCGATTATTATAAATTATACACCCTAATTATGCAATATTTTAAAGATCATACGATTGAGATTGAGAATGATGATGTGAATTCAAAGAGTTTTCCACCATACAAAGAATTAGAACCATCGCAAGAATATAAATTAGAAGATGTAAAAGGCATTCACGCAAGCATACTGTATTTGATTAACACATTGCATACAAAATGTGAAGGTCAGCGAAACACCATAACTAGTTATACAGATGAGAGTCAAATTGGATACTCTATTTCAAACTTTTTGAATACACTTCAATACGAGAACTATGTTCTTCGGGAACAAAATAATTTGTTTTTGAATTATTTAGCATTTTTTCACATATCGCAAAAAAAACAACTAAAACGTGTATTGTCCAAGTTAGAAGATTTCACAAATGAAATGGAGTATAACTTACACACAAATTTAAGTTTTTCAATTGAAGACATTGAAGATGAAAATGTTGGTCAAGACAACTATTTACAAGATGATTTAGAAAATGATTTGTCGGATATAGAAAGTGATAGTATAAAGGAAATTACAAGTGAACAAATTGCATCAGAAATAATAGAGATTGGTATGGAAAATGCTGCGAATCAATTACAAACAGATACAACAGACGTCACTGATGAAACGAGTTCCAATGAAGCATAAATTTTTTTATTCTATATTTTTTTGCATATAGAATATAAGAACACACATATACAATGGACAATAAAGATACTAGCGAACCTACTATTGTTGTTGACCAAAATGATAATAAGAGTCTAACTGAAAGCACAATTGCCCCTGCTGAGTGGTCAAAAGAAAACGAACAGATCTTAGTTGAGTGGTGTGATGTAGCGCAGTGTTATAAGTGGTTAAATTTACGCGCTCATACAAAGTATTCGTATTTACATGCATGGTTTACCATTCCCGCTATTACGCTTTCTACTATCACAGGTACTGCTTCATTTGCACAAACCAGTTTACCTATGCCTTACAGTACTTATGCCCCAATGGTGATTGGAGCAGTGAATATCTTTATCGGTATTTTAACGACTATTCAACAATATTTGAAAGTATCCGAGTTGAATGAAGCTCATCGTGTGTCTATGATTTCCTGGGACAAATTTTCCAGAAATATTCGCATTGAACTTGCTAAGAGGAGCGAAGAACGTGTGGAAGCAGGACAATTCTTAAAAATATGTCGCAATGAATATGACCGTTTGATGGAATCCAGTCCCATTATTCCCGATAAAATTGTGCAAGAGTTCAATGAGAAATTCCGTGGTAGGGAAGGAAGCGCAAAACGTAAACATTTCGACAAAATTAGAAAACCAGATATATGCAGCACCATTATTAGTGTGAGTGAATTATTAGAAAGTGATGAATTTGATGATAGCACCGACCTACTTGAATTAGCTGATGCGAAGAAAAATGAGATGATTTCGCAACAAACACAGAAAATCGACGAGTTAACGCGTTTCATTGAATCACAAAAACAAGAAAAAGAACAAGAACTTGCTGAGAAAAAACGTAAGATTGAACATGAATCACGGAAAACACAAGAACGACTCTTGAAATCAAAAGAAGCATTTGATAAGATTAATACGTATATCATTGAATTCAAGAATATGTATGACCGCGATCCAATTCCTGATGAAATTGATAACAATGTGGATGTAGAAGAAAAATACATGAAAGAATTTTTGTCTACTTATTGCGCATAATCAAGATGTTTTGTATTGAATAATAGATGATAAATGATTATTCAATATACGTTCTGGTATATTTACAACAATTCTGTAAATAACAAATAATTGGATATGCCCCATATAGTCAGGTCTTGGTCTTTGAAACGAACCATGGGGTGTTTTTCAAACAATTCTTTGGTAGGTTTCGTCAATGTATACAATGCATCTTGTGAAAAAAATACAACGCGTTTGATCGATTGGATCTCATGATTTGACGGCAACACCGAGTTACTAAATAAAAATACATGACCAAGATCGTCATTTTCGTTTGGTAATGTGATTAAATAAGTTTGTTCAGGTTGTTCAGGTTGTTCAGGTTGCGAGTCTTCTCTGCTATAATATATGTTCTCATAGATGTCGTTTATTTTGTCTATAGGATATCCAATGAGAGGCATATCAACTGGTGTATTGTCTGCCTTTATGTATGCAAGATTCGCATGGTCTTCAAACATTGAAATAGTCATTTCATGTATAGGCATTCCCAATACTTGTTTTTTCATGATCATTTCATCTACTATACTCCATATGTAATCTACATCTTGAGTCGTGGTCATCTTATCTTTGTTCTCGAATAGAACATAAATAGTTTCGTCTCTCTCGACAAATCCCTTATATGCACCTTCTGCAATGATGTCCGAATAACCTGTTTTATCGTTATACAATGCAAATACTTGTTGCTCAAATGGACTGATAAATTCAGGTTCATAAATAGTGGTCTTGGTTCCAATTTCAATATCTCCATGTTCGACGGTTTGTATGTCCATGCCACCTTGTTGTGTTTTTTCGTGCTGTTCAATTGTTTCATTTAATTGTTCATTGTCTAACAGTCGTTCGGGAAAACCATAGTGTTCGTTGGAATTTTCTAAATAAAACTCCAAAAATGGCGTGTCCAATGTATTGTTCATATGATACAAGACTAATTGTAGCGAATATTGTTTTGTTAAATCTCTATTCAAAAGAAAATCACGGGATAGTTCGTCATCGTCTAAATAAGAATAGACTTTCTGTTCTTCTTGTTGAATATTATGAATAGAGGGGAACGTTTGTACCGTATCAGAAACCAACTTTTGGGTAAACTCATCGGGAATATTGTCGGTTTCTAGTGATTGAAGTTCTCGATCGTGTTGCGTATTTATATCAGATGCATTTGTTTCCGAATTTTTCATAAACTTCTCGACAATTGACTTTCTTGCGTCCATTTACAATGTATGTAGATTATTTTTTCATATGTGTATATGCATATAAGATTTATAAAGTTATTTAAAGACTACTGCTAATATATTGTATACAATAAATTGACTTATTGCATTTACCCAGTTTCGTTTACTGTTGTTATGGACATTAATGATAATTCCCAACCACAAGAAGAGCTTACTTTCGAGGAGATGATGAATGACGACCCACCTCGTCAGACATATTCAGATGATGAATTTACATGTGTAAGTGAGTCTGAGACTACTGTTTCAAGTATTGCAGGTGGTAATAAAAAAAAATATAATAAAGGCGACCGAAAGGGCGACAAGACAATTAAATATTATAAGGATAAAAAGATTATTATTGAGATGTTCCCTACGTCGGATGTGATGGGTGCACCTATTCGTAGTGCAACAGATGGTATTATCTACACGAATATCACTGTTGGAAGTTTTGGTGAGAATTTGTTTTTCAAAGTAAGAAATACTATGACCAAGGATGGAGTGAAGACCTATTACTATTCCAGTCCTGAGGAGTATGAGAGACATACATTGACCCAGGTTAACGACGACATCAAAAAGACCTGGTCTGAGAAATATGCTCACGTCAATTCTATTTTGAACGTTTAAAAATAAATATATTTCATCATATTATCTAATTATACTATAATATGACGTATACTAACATCCCACCGATTAGCTATATTTTTGTCGGTATCACTACCGCAATATTATCGTATGTTACGTGGGCAGAACTACATCAAGATCATCCTGAGATGGTGACTGAAATACCTACTACTACAGAAGACAATATGATCAAGAATGAAGAAATACCTACTACTACAGAAGACAATACGATAAATACCGATAAAACACCCACGAATACAGAAGAGAAACCGACAAGGGTCGAAGAACAACCTAGTATTATGCCTGGTGGACGCAAGCGCAAAGGTACCAAAAAAGGTCGTCGCAAGCAGAAAAAAATCACACGCACCAGACACAAAAAATTGAAAATTAATTAATTGATTATTACTACGACATCGTATAAGTAATCAATATCAGCATGAATAAAATACATGAATTTAAAACGAATTTCATAGAAAATTTAGAACAAACTATATTTGAAATATCCAACAGTCACACACTATCAAGAGTGTATGTATCCATCGGTAGTAAGTTTAATGAACAACATGTACCCAACTCATTAGGCGTTGAATGGTATTCAAACGCAGTAGAACAAATGTTTCCTGTCTTTCTACGCAATGATTCTACTACATCCTATCATTCAGCGGATGCTACACTCATTATTGTTATTGATCATTTTACTTTGGTCCAGTATAATAAAAATGAAACCCTTCTTGTCTCGCATTTAAAAAAAACAAACAATACTCATATAGTCATATTCAATACTCTGTGTACCAACAAGTTGATATATCATTTCATACCTTATTTGACTCATATGTGTAATAAGTATCACATCTCATCGCAAAATTTGCTTATCTGTAACTACGTGAAATTCATAACTGCACCGAACAAACAAGAAAAAGAAGAGAGTTATTTCATATCTTCTTTGATCGACAAATTATTGGACAAAACTCACGACTATAAATATTCTCTGTATGAATGGTTTGGATACGACCAATTGATGTTTCATATTCTATACAATTACAAACACTCTTTCAATATGCAAAGTAATAATGGTTATCGCATATTGAAAAATATATTACATAATGAACCGTTCAATCGTATCTATCAAGCAAAAATAGACAACATTGAGGTAAGAGACTTTTGTAGATTTATGATAGATATTACCAAAACGAGTGGGTTGCACGAGTCTATGTTAATCGTTCATGTTTACGAAGATTTACAATAATTCTTCCTTACAACGGTCAAAAAAAGAACTAAGTTTATTCTTATCGGAACCAGAATACACGTCATCTGGAACATAACTATGGTTTCCTTTCTGATAGCAGATCACACTAGGAATACTCTGTACAATTTTTTTACTTTTCATATAAGCATATATGTCGAAACTTTCGTCTATGTCCAAAATAATGCACTGTATATCGTCAGACATATTTTTAAAATGTTCATCTAAATCCTTTTCGATGAGTTTACAAGGTCCACACCATTCCGCACCGAACTTGATAAAGATCAACCCAGGATTGCTTTGAAGAACGCCTATCAATGCCTGTCTGTTATCTATTTGGTGAATAATAGGAAGAGTCATCGTATATATAGTATACGAGAACATGTTTATTTTCTTTTTGAAAAAACAATGTAAAAATATTTGTCGGCAACTATGTATATCAACAATGGACACGATGAAATCACATAATTTGGACGTAAACATGTATTCATTGAAAGAAATTCTGGAGTTGTTTCATTTAGATTATGACATATCAACTGAAGATTTGAAACGGGCAAAAAAACAAGTCTTGTCTACGCACCCAGATAAATCCAAATTATCCTCTGAATACTTCTTATTTTTCAAAAAAGCATTTGATATTGTACTTCAGTTTTATAATAATCAACACAAGCAACATATGGATACAGGTAATACCAATACCGTCTATTCTGCAGATGGATATAGCAATGAAAACAAACACACTACACGTCAAATGCAAAAAGTGGTTCGTGACATGGGAGAAGACAAGTTTAATAATCAATTTAACCAATTGTTCGAAAAAAATATGACTAATAAACCAGATGACGAAAGGAATAAATGGTTTACTAGCGACAAGGAAATATATCAGATTGATGAACAAGTCAGTGCCGGAAACATGGGACAAGTGATTGATAAAGTTCGTAGTAATCAACAGGCATTAGTGAAACATACGGATGTGCAAGTATTATATTCAAATCATAATACTAACAATAGTTTTCATGAGGACGAAGACGACGACAATTATGTAGTATCAGATCCGTTTAGTAAGTTGAAATTCGATGATTTGCGAAAGGTTCATAAAGACCAGACTGTACTGAATGTAAGCGAACGAGATTACAACAATGTGAAAAAATATGCATCTGTTGATCATTTCATGCGTGAACGCGGAAGTCAATCTCTCACCCCTTTGGAAAAGGCACAAGCAGAGCAATTGTTACAACAGCAAGACCGAACCTATCGTGAACGAATGATGCATAAACAATACGAGTCGAACATGAAAACAAGTCGTTACGAGGAAAAAAATAAACAAGTGATGGCAAACTTTTTACGACTTACAAATAAATAATCGCATTATTTTGGGTCATTTGTTGACTGTATGTTCATGTTTTTGAGTGCTTGTTGTTTCAGTTGTTTCATATACCATTCTTTGTTCATATCTAACATCAAATGATCATAATTTACGTTTTTATTCTCAATATCACTATAACTTTCGTATTGTGATACTGTAGGTGGCGTTAGCATCAACCATACATGTTGTTGCTGTAATCGTTTCCAATAAATATCTAGTGCATATTCTCTTTTGTTTTCAGGGTTTCTCATCAAGTTTGTAGCACTCTCTTTGAAATTCTCGATAAGCGTATCGTAAAAGTGCTTTTGTACTACGTATCCGGTGGTGGTTTGACAATTAAATATACGAGCACAATAATCAGACAATTTTTGATAGGGAGGCACATTATTCCCACCAATAATCAATACATCCCATCTAGATTTCATATTTTGTAGAAATAGGGTCGCACTCTCTTTTAATTTGTTTGGATCTAAAAATGTAATATCATCTTCGCATACGAAGACGTACTCATAGTCACGTTCTTTTGCTAACTGTAAACATTTGATATGACTCATCGTGCAACCTATTGCACCATGTTTATTTTTGATTGCAGATACTCTCTCTACTTGCATATCCATTTTTTCAAATTCTGCAAGAGCATGGTCCAATCGGTCGACACGACTGTCCAAGTTAATAAACAAGGTGTGTTTGAATAACTCCATCTAATACATATATAGGTTTTTTCACTTTATATGTATTTTATGTGTCTACTTTATTCATCTGACTTCTCAGATTGTTGATCAAAATTGTTGATTTTGTTTGCATTGTCTCGCACTATCACGATTTCACCTTGTATATTGCGAATGTTTACGGAGTTACTTTCAATCTTACTGTTCAGTTCTTCTTTCATTTGTATATGTTCTTCTTGTAGTCGTTTCATTTCTTCTTTTAATGTTGCAATTTCATTTCGTAATTCGTCATAACCAGTCTCTTCGTTTGTTTGGAATTCCTTGCTGTTTTTTGAAGTAGGTGAATCGTCTTGTACATTGACCGTAATATTATTGGGCATTGCAACTGCTGGTTCTACGTTTGTCGACGAAGGCATTACAACTGCCGGTTCTACATTCGTCAGCAACGGTGGCGCTAGTTCTTTCAATTGTTTTTCTCTTTCCTGAATGTGAACATTAATTAATTCATCCATGTTCTCTATAATCGTGTCCTTGTCTTTTTCTTTGAAATCTACTTCTTCTGGCATAGGTTTTGCATACATTTGTTCGTATTCATGTTTCTTTTCTTCAAACTGTTTGTTCGTCTCTTCGCCAATCGTATTTGGTACATAAGGAGGGGTTTGAATTTGTGAAGGATAATTTGCAGGAGGTCGCTGATCAAATGTATTTGAAGGAGGTCGCTGGTCAAATGTATTTGAAGGAGGCGGGTGCTGTGGCGCTTCTGGTTGCATGGGGATAGAATGAATTGATTTCACCATAAAAGTGAGAACATCCTTGTTCAGAAGATTTAACTCGTTCACAGACAAGTTTCTACCTTCGTTTTGCATATAAAACTTCTCGATTATCGATCTAAACCACTGTTCTTTTGAAACATGGGAATGTGTCTGGAAGAATTCGTTTACATAAATGTTATTGTTTACAATGTTCCAAATGATTTTCTGGTTCTCGGGATGGACTAATGCACTCATGAATATAATTATATATGAATTATGTTCATGTAAGTTTTTTATTTATGTTTACGGGTTTTGTTTTTATTCATTCGAGAACCCTTTTTCGTTTTTCTCATTTTTTTTTGTTGGTTCTTTTTACCTCCCTTCTTCGTCTCTTCAGGTTTTGCTGCCTGAAATGTAATGGTTCTTTTAATAGATGGAAAGAAATCATTCGTTGTTTTCAATGGGTCAGGGTTGGAAGATGTTGCCCATGATATGTAATTCTTAAGTTGGTTCAAATAATAGTCTACTTGTTGTCTCGCATTGGACGACGGGATGTTTTTCTTAACTGATGTAATAGTTTTCGCAACATTACTTCTATTTCCACTAAACTCGGATGGAAAAATTGTGGATTCTATCACAGTACCTTTGGGTACACTCTTATTTTTCGCAGTTTGTTCGTCTATAATTTGCTTTTGTGCATTTTCAGATAGCATTTGTATAATCCAGAGATATTATTTGTTAAAATATTTCTCACGCAGTTTTTTCATTTTGCTATCAGGGACACGAACGCGTTGCATATGTTGAAAAATATCCCGACGGTTCTTCGATTTTTTGCCGAGTTTTTCAGTCAACATAGTAATAATAAAATACAAACTATACATTCCACATTCGGTATTTTGCAATTGATGCTCCAATTCATTGATATGCACTTTGAATTGTTTTTTCTTTTGTAAATCTTGAATCAGTTGTTCAACTTCTTTCGGAGGTTTGATGCCATTGCTATCAAAATAATATACATCCTTGTTCTTCAAATCAATATACATCGAGACCCAATGAGAACCCGAAGAATCATGTTTATCTAAATTAAACACTATGCCCACATGATTGATTCCTTCAGATAGATAGCGGTCGATATTCATTTTACACAGTTCTTGACAAACGCATTTACCATAATAGTATAAAGGCGTGTTGTTGAAATCGATCGGTGTGGGTCCAATGAACTTGAAATCACTACGCACACCTTCATATTGTTCCAATACTTTCAAAATATCATGGTTCGTTAACCACATAACTGGGTTTTGTTTCCAATCACTCGGTTGAAATGGCGCAAACAATTCTTTCTTTAGGTCTTCTCGAATAAATTCGTCGTGAATAAGGTCTAACCAGCAATCTTCGCGTTCACATTGGGTAAGTTTGGTTTTTAATTCATTCCAAACAGTTTTCGGATTGCTCGTTTTGATCATTTTGTCAGGATATTGTTGATTGAATGCATCTTTGATGACTTGTAGTGTATTTTTTTTCATACATGTCTGAGGAAGATGTAAATCGGTTTTATTAGATGGATTGCATTGTATTTTTTTCAACGTTTTTCTCTTTTGCTTATGGTGTTTCTTTTTCGTAGTTGTAAACATTTAGTATATACTTACTAAATATTTTAGTGCTTGTTTCGTTTTATAATGGACTTACCCCATACCGATCTCTCTCGAATTGCCGGTTCAGACTGTTCATGTACATTATCAAACAACACATCTACTTCGTCGTCTTGTTTGTTATATTCATTTTTGTTCTCAATTTCTTTCATCTTAAAATAATTAATTACCGTTTTTACATATCCATCAAATGCATCATTCACTTCTGTCGTTATATTCTTGTATCGGTTCGTTAATAATTCTTCGGTTACTTCCAAAATATCGTCTTTATAACGGGCAATCTCGTCGTATTGCGTTTGTAGTTTATTAAATTCGTCAGGATTGTTTTTAGAAACATATTTATGATATTGCGATTTGTTCATCAATAATTCTAAAGTGATTTGATCAACAAAAGAGTTTGATTCGGTAATCGCCTCGACTTCTTCACCCGATACGTCCATATTATATATAACAAATAGACAAGGTTTTTCTTTACATTTGTTTCAATCGAACAAAATATCTATGACCACATTATCATTTAGTAATATCGCACAACAAAATATATTATAATAGTATAATAGAATTCAAATGAGTAGTCTTGGAGGAGGATTTCAAGGAATTTCCGCAAAACAAACTATAACTAATTACAAAGATGGACAACAAACTTCCACCCGTGATATATTACGCAGAGCATGGAACACTCCTTTCGCAACCGGTACCGTTAATGGTGAAGCGCGCAGAGTGACCCCATTTAGAGCCGTGAACAATTCGGGTGATTTTCTGCTTCGTCAGAACTACAATAGCAAGGGAGCCAACCCTGATAGCACTGGTATCCCGTCTGCCAACACCAACCCCAAATTCGTCGCCGATTCTTCTGACTATGTGAAATACAGAAGACAGGTAAGTGTGAACCGTAACTACAATGATTTAGCAAACGGTGGAGACGAACACAACGCTTCGGTCACTTTCTTAATGAACGTGAGAAACTAAATATTTTATACGGATGGGTAAATATATGTAAATATGATATAGGATGATGATATTTACAAAAAATAATTTGAATAACGGATCGCTCTCGTCTACCCGAGCAATGCCTCTGAAAGATAGTACCTCTGATAATGGTAGTAGATTTAGTTCTGCACGTGAAGTTTATACTGAAACTACACCTGATACCAGTCAAAAAAAATGGTATGGAAATCGCGATTCATCCAGTGTAATCGAACGAAGGAAGAACAATGCTATCGGCAAAGGAAGCATTAATGCTAACAACCAGGCATTGTCTTTCACTGCACACAACGAAATTAACAGTGTGAATAGCGCATTAAGGAGAACTCGTGCGGGTGGTTCTACGGTTCCTGCGAAAAGGACTGGATCCACAAAAATATTTTAAGTGTATCGAATTGTTTTCGTTGATTATAGTATATAGACGATGTATAACTATTTAGTTGAATTTATTGCTACCACATTTTTTATATACGTGATTTTGTCCACTGGTAATCCTCTTGCGATTGGTGCTGCTTTAGCGTTGGCGATTCTAATCACATCGGACATCTCTGGTGGTCACTTAAATCCCGCTGTATCTGTGGTCATGGCTGCTGCTGGTAAATTGCCCATTAGCGAATTGCTTCCCTATAGCATTGCACAAGTTCTCGGTGGTTTGGTTGCTCTTGAAATATACAAGAGGAACTAGGAGTAAGTCGACAATATTAGATTGAATAAATTATGAAATTTATTCAATATTGGATTCAAAACGTATTAAAACGTTACCACACCGTCTTCAATTGCTAAAACTGTAAGTAGATTGTCAACATTGCCACCACTCATCGACCAACATGTTACTAGGTCAAATGCCTGGTCATATGCATTTCTGAGAACCTTGGGTTCAAATTCCCCATTGGAATTTGCTTCTAGATTGCAACTTATATATTTTGGATTATATGTATACTCTTCAAGATATTCACGTACATCCTTCTCTCTGTCTGCAAATTTTGCCTTGAAATCGTTGAAATTCATTATCCTTTTGATACCATACTCGTGAATAACGTTATCCTTGGCGGATACCTTTACATTTGAACCGCCATGTTTAGTGCGAGACTTTGCATTTTTACGACTACCTTTCTTATATTTCCGTGTCTTATTCACACCTTTTTTACCGCGCTTGGTCGTCTTGTTGACTCTGGTTTTACCACTCTTTGCGTTTTTCATATATATATACACTATGTAGATATATATGTGTGTGTTCTCCATTTACTTGGTTTTTAAAAGGAGTTTGTAAAGAATATACAATCCGACAATGGATAGCGAACTCATGTAAAACTGAGTTCCCATATTCAGGTCCGAGAACTCAAGTACATTCTCTTGTTCGTCCTCTGAGTCGTCAGTTTCTTCTGTTTTGGAACCAGTCAATTGGTCCTTCATTTTATTTACTAAAATTAAAAATTCATTATCTGTTTGTTTCACATCCACTTGTTCTTTTTCTAAAACAGGTAGTGCAAACAGAGAACCTTGTAGACTGCTACTGCTCGTTTCGGGTGTGTTCTTATCTTCTATTTTAGTCGATGAAGAAGAGAATGCTTTCTGTTGGTCTTTATTGGGAGAACTGTCCAAGTACAAATAATTCATTGTTATACATTGAACTCACATATTTTTACTACTAACTATTTGTTAAATCAATATAAATGTTTGAAACTAGGTTATAACAACTGCAACAAGGACATCCGCATTATGTGTGGAATATTTGCTATCTTGAACAACAATGATTTGATTATTACAAAAGACATCATGGAAGATGCCTTCAAAAAAGGCGAACATAGAGGTCCGGAATATTCAACACTAAACTCTATTTCGATCAAAACGATTATGGGATTTCATCGACTTGCGATTAATGGACTGGATGAAGTCTCTCATCAACCAATTAACATAGGCAATATCACGCTAATATGTAATGGTGAAATTTATAACTACAAACAACTATACACTCTATTGCCTGAATATGTGTCCCCGACAACAAATTCGGATTGCGAGGTAATTATTCATCTGTACAAAGCATTTGGAATGGATACCACCCTACAATTGCTCGACGGTGTATTTTCGTTTGTTCTTATTGACCAGTTATTGGGACAAAACGCCACCAAACTGTATGTTGCTCGCGACCCCTATGGAATTCGACCACTTTTTATCATGAATAATAAGAACTCGTCTGATAGCGACAGTGTTATCGCCTTTGCTAGTGAAATGAAATCGCTGAAACCAATCCAAGACGAATTAAACGAATATTATACAAACAAACGTGACGAAATATTGATGGACAATCCCAGTGCAAACCTCAAAAACAAATATAAACAATATCAAATTCAACCCTTCAAACCGGGTTCGTATCAAGTATACAAACTCCCATTTCATGTATCCCCTCACTGGAAGTTAGAAAAGCAAGTCAAATATAACACCTTCGCATTCAACACGAATGTGTTTACGAAGAAATATGATTTTGATCACATAATGGTAAACATTCAAACCTACTTCAAGGAGGCAGTCTTTAAACGCTGTATCGCAGCAGACCGTCCCATTGCGTGTTTGTTATCAGGTGGACTGGACAGTAGTTTGGTAACTGCCTTGGTAAACGAATACCACAAAATGAACAACCTACCTCAACTCGAGACATATAGCATTGGTATGGAAGGTTCAGAAGATCTAAAATATGCACAACAGGTAGCTGAGTATCTCGGTACAAAGCATACGCAGGTCACCGTCAGTGAAGAAGAGTTTGTAGACGCCATTCCCAAGGTCATCTATGATATTGAAAGTTACGATACCACCACGGTTCGCGCAAGTGTTGGTAATTGGTTAATTGCGAAATATATTTCAGAACACAGCGAAGCAAAGGTCATTTTCAATGGCGATGGTGCAGACGAATTAATGGGCGGATACCTCTATATGAAACATGCAGGCAACTGTGTAGAGTTTGATAAAGAATGCAAACGATTGCTAACGAATATCCACCAATTCGATGTGCTACGTTCAGACAGATGTATATCGTCCCATGGATTAGAACCAAGAACTCCCTTTTTGGATCGTACGTGGGTGAATTACTATTTGTCTCTTCCATTCACACTTCGTTATTCGAAAGATGACCAAGAGAAATATCTGATTCGCAAAGCTTTCGACCAGGAACATTTCAGCAATAGAGAAGGAATATCATTGCTTCCGCCAAATATTCTATGGCGTCGCAAAGAGGCATTTAGTGATGGTGTTGCTAGCGAAAAAACCACTACCCGCGAAATTATTTACAAACACATTCATAGTTTAGATAGTCACGCACAATTTGTTTCGTTGTTTAATAACTCGAATATTGATAACAAAGAAAATATTCTGAAATTAGTAAAAGCGGTTCATGAAACAAAACATATTACCCATTTGTTACCTGAAACACTGGAACAATTTTATTATCGCTATATATTCGAGATCCATTACAAGGGTTGTGGAAAAGTCATTCCTTATTTTTGGATGCCCAATTACGTAAAGGCACAAGACTCCAGTGCACGTAGTTTGGATATTTATAAAGAAGACGTAGAAACTGACTATGCGGTTTTACCAAATGCACCCGATGACTCTGTATAAAAAATACAGTATTCACAAGTAAATATACTTACATAGAACGAGTATATTTACTAATTTTCACGTATACAATCCATCTATATATGATTGAATATCGTCTAGTTCAAATAAGGACAACCTGTTTATAAATCCGCCAAAATTCGTTTTTTTATGTATACCGAAATCCCTTCTTTCAAACTCATTCTGTTTGATTTCTTCAAATACGCCAGACATAAGATTATATATTCGATTGTTTGTTTTAATCAAACATAGCGTTTTTTGCAAACATATGAATGTATTTGTGGTGAAGATTTCTTTTAAGTTTGATACATCATGTGCTTTGGATATATCTGCAAAATCATCTACATCATTATGTGCTATAAAATGAGCGAACATTTGACAGAAACCATGTGAACCCATTTTTTGATACAAATGATACGGATCAATCAATTCCCATTTTCTATGTATTCGTCCTCTGGTTACAATTTTTGTTCTACACGCTACTCGAAAATGGGTTTCATCGTCGTTAGGTTTTCTTGCATTGTAACCATAGTATATAAATAGGTCCAAATCATGTACACGATCATCCGTCCAAGGAATACATAATTTGGACTGTTCAATATCAAATACCTGTACATGTTTATTGATTTTCTTATAGACATCAACCTGCCCAAGTATTTCTATCAACAAGGTCAAACAATCATTGAATGTATTCAACATTTTATTGGAATTTCTAGATATATATATTGTACAGTTCTACAATATATTTCAATTTTACCTTCATTGCGAACGGTATCTAAAACTCCGTACTAAAGTCAAATACCTCTTCTTCTTTATCCTTTCCACTCTTGTCCGCCAAAGCGTATTCTGCATTGGTGCGCTCAAAAAAATTCACTTTGGACTCAATGCTAATGAGTTCCATAAAATCAAACGGATTGGACGAATTGTAAATCTTGTCGTACCCTAATTGGACGCACAGTCTGTCCGCAACGAACTCAATATACTGAGACATCAACTTGGAATTCATACCAATCATGCGACAAGGAATCGCCTCCAAAATAAATTCCTTTTCAATCTCCACCGCCTCTTTCACAATTTCGTGAATCTTATTATTGGATAATTTTGTATGTAACTTAGAATACATCAATATAGCAAACTCGGTGTGAAGTGCCTCGTCGCGAGAAATGAGTTCATTGGAGAAAGTAAGACCAGGCATCAACCCTCGCTTCTTGATCCAATAGATTGCGGCAAAGGAAGAAGAAAAGAACAATCCCTCAACTAATGCAAACCCCACTAGACGCGTAGCGAAATCGCTGTTTTCATCGTTCACCCATTTTTGTGCCCAGTTGAATTTCTTCGCAATACACGGGTAATTTTGAGTAGCAGCGAACAGTTTGTCTTTTTCCTGAGGGTCTTTAATATATGTGTCGATCAATAGACTATACATCTCCGAATGGATGGTTTCAATCGCAATCTGGAATGCATAAAACGCACGGGCTTCCGATACTTGAACCTCGTTCATGAAACGGGTACCTAGGTTGTCTGTAACTACGGCATCACTACTAGAAAAAAAGGCTAAGATCATTTTAATAAAGTTGCGTTCATCGTCACTCAACTTGGCCCAGTCATTCATATCCTGTGCTAATGATACCTCTCCGGTATGCCAAAATGAATCGATCGACTTTTTATACATTTCCCAAATATCATTATATTTGATGGGAAACATTACATAGCGACTATCGTCTGGTGTAAGAAGTGGTTCGAGTGTAGTGACTGCATTCTGTGTATTGTCGGACATATTGTTCCTAAATAATATAGTCAGTAGATTTTTATTTCCTTTAGAAAATATAGTTACGCAGTGTACTGTATATTTTTATGGTTTACAGTTGCACGTTAGTAAAAGCAATTTGTGTTTATTTAATTTATTATCCGTAGTGATATTTGAATTATTATCAAGAGATTATTTAGGTTATTATTATAAGGAATGCGAGGACAGAACAAACATACTTCTGACCACGAGCTTGGCGAAGAACCTAGTAGTCGCCGTGGTCGCAGGGGTCGCAAACAAAACGAGAAAGAAATTTTGCGAGAACATATGATTGAAACCATCGACAAAGACACCATTATTCAAAAACAGCGACAGTTATACGAGAATTTGCAGTACTTATCTGAAAAAGAAAAAAAAGAGTTCGAGGCAAAGTTCACTACACCTAGAAACGATGGTCAAAAATACTATGCTCGTCTATTAAAACAAAAAAGCAAAAAAATTGTAGTTGCTACGGGTCCAGCGGGTACAGGTAAAACATTACTTGCTACGGAACAAGGCATTCGTATGTTTTTTTCTGGCGCATACGATAAGTTGATTTTCACTCGCCCTTCTGTATCCGTGGATGAAGATCTGGGTTTTTTACCCGGCACATTAGAAGAAAAAATGGCGCCTTGGATACGTCCCATCTACGACGTATTGTATAATTTTATCAGTCCAAAAGAAGTGACTGTATTACTAGAAGAAAAGGTCATTGAAATTGCACCATTGGGATACATGCGAGGTCGTACATTTAAAAATTGTTGGATTGTTGCTGATGAAATGCAAAATTCGACCATTTCTCAAATGAAAATGTTAATGACCCGTCTTGGCGAAAATAGCAAACTGGTAGTAACTGGGGATTTAGACCAGTACGACCGTGCGAATGATATCAACGGATTAGATGACTTTTTAGACAAATTTCGTGGAAAGAGGTCATCCAGCATTAGCAGTGTTGAGTTTCAAAACAATGATATACAAAGAGAAGAAGTGGTCAAAGAAGTGTTGGATATTTATGCAGGAGATGTCCCACCTGCATACTCTGACGTCAGTGAAGAAAATAGTGATTGCGAAAAGGAAAGGGAAGAGAAAGAGGACGAAGAAGAAGATTTAACAGATTCGAAACAATAACCTGTTCTCATTTTAGGCACTATATGTGTATAATAATATGTGTTCTTTTATTATAGAAATGAAATTCTCGTTGAAAAATGTTCTCCAGTTTCAACCATTATTAAAGAGTCAGTTGGTATTGTACATGTTTTTATTCATTGCCTTGTTTGAAATAGTTCATTTTGGCACAACCCAGAATGTAAACGGGGTGCTGTTAATGTTCTTAGTTGGATTTTTAACTTCTTTTTTTAGTAAGAATATGGTTGTCATCTTGTTCTCTGCTATTGTATTCACTAATTTAATTGTGTATGGTTCTCAACTCAAGTATAGAGAAGGGTTTGATAAGAAAGAAGAAGAGATCAAGCGAGTGAAGAAAAACAAAAAGTCGGAGAAGGAATTGGAGGAAGAAGATTCCAAGAAAGAATTGACGAAGAAAGACATCGAGGAAGAATTCGGCAATTTACAAAAAGAACTCCCCGAGTTCCAAAAGGTGCAAATCGAAATTTTAGAAAATCTGGAGAAAATGGACCCCCTTCTAGAAAAGGCGGAAAGTTTCATCAATAAATACTCTGACTACAGAGACAGTAATCGCCGTTAATTTTTGGTATAAATTGCAATTGATATTATCCTTTCATAATATAAGAGAATAATATCAATCATGGTCCTCAAAGCACTCGGACAATTCATTTCCATGATTCCCAAAATATTTAAAATTATTACAGGAATCGTCATGGGTATCAAAGATATTTTTTTAGGATTAGCTCGCGAATTTAAGGAATTTCCACAAGGTGCTTATTATTTAGGTATGCATGCAGCTATATTTGTTCAGTACTTAGGCGTATTCGCATTCACGAATCTTTTTTGTGCTATGCAAATGATCCAGAACTTTACGTCATGTTTCTTTTGGTATGCATTAGACATTTTTGGAAAAATTCTGTATTTAATACCTCAACTCATCATCATGTTTTTAGTATTTCTAGGCATTCCAGCAGATGATTTGGAAACCCAATTTTGGATTTTTATGGAGGATATTGATAGAATGGCGGTGGATGCATCCGGTTTCCATATTATCCACTTTCCCAAAGATATACGCGACAAATGTTTCAACTGCAAACGTCTCAAGACAAGTGCGTTGATTAATAAAGCAAATGATGCGTTTGGAGATCTTAAGGACCCTATCATTCCGCTGATGACTGGTGGTATTGTGGATATGTTCAATGGTGCTCGTCGTGCAATGAATGCATTATTGGGACCAGTCGGTATTCGTATATAAGAACAACCTACGAATTTAGCATACATAAATAATGGAATATTATAGAATGATATAGTATAATATGCCCAAAAAGTGTACCAGTCCAGGAGTGATATGTATTGAAAACGTAACCCTCTTGTTTATTCTTATTATTATTGCAATCATCGGATATTTGATGTATCAAGTATACAATCCATTCACCAAAAAATCGGATACAATCCTTATAAAACCTACCAAAATCATGCACGACATTCAAATGCCCATCATGGATGATGCTGGCGATACAATGAATGACCCGTATGCACCCCCTTTGAAACGCAACCAATATCTACAACCCACCATGGGAGGAGATGTCCGTGGTCTTCCCATCAATATCAAAACTCGTGCGACTGGTCATGATTATCAGCAAATGGGAATTTTGACCAAACAAGGTGGAAATAGCGAAAATTTGATACTGCCTTTGATGGGTCGCCGTATTATGACTGGACGGGACAGATGGCAATATTACACAATGTCCAATACCGGTTTTGTAAATACAAAGTTGCCTATCAGCGTTAACGGCAAAAGTTGTTCTGGAGAATACGGATGCGATATTATGAACAACGGCGACGTTGTCTATGTAGAAGGATACAATGATACTTTCAATGCAACCATTTATGAAAACAGCACACTGAACTATATTCCTTACCTTTAGACGAATTATAATTTGGTAAAAAACTCTACCACATTATATATATAAAGTAATGAGTGAAGAAAATATATTTGATTTAACTGAAAACATTGAACTCAATAAAGAAATTATCTATGATTATCCATTGACCACTATTTTTACAAACGAAATAAAAAACGATGGAGGAGTATTTCAAGTTCCAGTCACGTACAGCATCGACAACAATTTTTATTATACCACTGACGGAACAACTTCCGAGTTTAATTTTACAAAATTTCATATTGGTAAACCTTATCACAAGAATATCCCTAATACTAGCGAAGACAATCCAAATATCATAGGCGAAATCGTATTAGAACATAGTTCCAAGTGCTATGTATGTATTCTTATCGAAAAATCAATGACTGCTCAAAGGAACATTTTAGAGGCGATCTTATCCAAGGATTCTGCAAATTACGAAATAGTATTGAACGATTTGATTCCCAAACAAGATAATTGTATTCAATATAATGACGGAAACAGAAAGGTGTTTCTATTTACCACACCTATATACACGTCCTCCAATTTAGAAGAAATATATGGCGATATTAGTCATTTGTTTACCAAAAATTACGATGCAAAGTATATTGTGATTCCTCCGAACAACATAAGCAAGCGCGATGATGACGAAATTTATATCGATTGTAGTCCAACCGGAGCAAGCGAAGAAGAGATCAATACTTACAATGTTCCCATCAATTCCAAGTTAATGAGTGAAAAACAACAATCCGATTTTATGAGCACGACTATTAATTTCGCATTTTTTACCATTTTATCGCTCGTTGGATATTTCATTATTCCAATGTTTTACAAAAAGGTGGTGATTGATATGATATTGTTTATGAAACCAGGCGTAGGAGACGCAGTGAATAAAGAGAGATTGAAGGCAATTGCCTCTGCCGACATAGGTCTCATACTCACATTTGTATCCACGATTATGTTATTTTATACAATGGGTATGACGGGTGATTCCAAATATACGTCTTTATCATTGATGCTTTCTCTTGTAGCTATATTGTCTGCTTCGTTAATCACCATGAAGAAATCCAACCCCGAATTCTTGCGAGCAATCGATAGTAGTGGTCGCATTATTCAATTAGAAATCCCAATGACTACCATCAAGGATGAAATTACAAAGAAATCAACCGAAATTCCTGTGGGAGTATCTTCCAGTTTTGGAGACATATTGAAAACAATCGGCGACGGTTTTGGGTTCTTATTTAAATTATTACCTGCATTCCTAGCAATCATCTTTGTTGGTGCTACAATTCCACTGATTCTCGGGTCGATGGGTATCTTGACGGACGAAACCGCCAATACATTAACCGTGGGTGGTGTGTTATTCTCCATGGTTGGTCTAGTTTGTTTCAAACTAATTGATCATGTCGAAAAATTAAGCAAGGGCGAGGTAGCATAACCCAGTAAAACATAGAAGAAAATACTAAATAAATAGAACAATGATGTCTATTTATTTATTTATACTCGAACAAATTTAATACATGGAAGCAGTTCCAACATCCTCGGCAACAGGTTTGAAAGCAGATTCGGTGAACACAACAGGGTCACTGTGTCCAATGGGAGCCATCTTCTCCACAATTTCCTCCTCCAAAGTTTCCTTCTTCTCGGGGTTCATCTTTTGCATCTTCTTGTCCTTCTTCACTTGGGAAGGCGTGTGCTCCTGAATAGCGGCCTTTCCAGTTTGTTTAGAACTACGTCTTAATAATTCATACGCAACAAACACGTATAAAATAGCAACAAGGGGGTTAGCATTAAAGAACAGATACAGGGTAACTGCTAAAACACCGACCATACCCAGAGGGGAGTCGACCATATTGGAAACAAATCCGGGGTTCTCAACGGGGAAGACAATATATAATACAAACACAACAAGGGCGATTAATTCCACTTGTGTTAAGGAGTTGAACATTTTTGGAAGTTTCATCATTTCTATATTATAGATTAGTATTTTATTTTTACCTATAATCAACGGAAATATTTGAAAATTGAAATATCCTAAATACAAATAATCTTATGTAGTAATCATATACATACCAAGATGAATAGAAAGAAGAATCTCAAGCAACCAACTATCAAAGACAGTTTCCTTCTGACCCCAGAATACAAAGAAAGTGTACGGGTTTCTGCTCGTTTGGGTAGAAAAGGATATACGATTTCCAAAGAGACGTTAACCGAAAAAGACATTGCTTGTTTAAAAGAAGAATTATTGGTAAAACCTGTAGAGATGAAAATGAATTATGGTGCACCAGGTGCAGCTGGTTCCAATGCGTTCCCAGTGTACAAAGAAAACGATAAAAAAATATACATTCCTCGCTTTTATGGGGTTGAACGTTATGGGTTGCCTGATAAAAGCGAACTCCAGGAGGGAGACGACATTGACGTAACCTTTGATAAACAGGTCCGCGATTACCAGGAACACATTATTGGTGTATATATGAACCACATTGGAGAACCCATATCAAAAAACAACACGCAAAATGGTAACGGAGGCATACTGGAGGTTCCTTGTGGCAGAGGCAAGTGTTTGAGCAAAGATACGCCAATAATGATGTATGATGGGTCTATTAAGATGGTTCAAGATGTAAAAGTTGGAGATAAACTCATGGGGGACGATTCTACACCAAGAAACGTGTTGACTCTCGCACGAGGAAAAGAGATGATGTACAAAGTGATACCAAACAAAGGCGATAGTTACACAGTGAACGAAAGTCACATACTATCATTGAGATACAGTACATCCATGAACAAAAATACCCCCAAGGGCACTGTGGTTGATATGTCTGTATTAGATTATTTGAATTTACCCAAATCTTATCATGGTAGAGGAGGTCCCTTGGTTGGATATCGTGTGCCTATTCAATTTCCTAAGAAAGATGTGGACATAGACCCGTATTTGCTTGGATATTGGTTAGGTGACGGTCATTCAAAAGGATCTGTTATTTCCACACAAGAGTCTAATGTATTGACGCATTTGCAAAACAATTGTTTTCCAGAAAATCATCCCGAATTGTATTTGCAGTATACAGGTGCACAATACGATTACCGCATTAATTCTACGAATAAAGGCACTGGTTGTAATTCATTCATGAATGGTTTACGTAAATATAATCTTATCAATAACAAACACATACCTCATGATTATAAATGTAATGACCGCGAAACACAGTTAGCATTGTTGGCTGGATTGATGGATTCAGATGGGAGTGCCGGTAATAACTGTTATGATATTATTCAAAAAAACGAAACCCTTTTGGACGACATCATTTTCGTCGCACGTTCACTTGGATTTGCCGCATATAAAAAAGAATCTAAAAAATCGTGCATGTACAAAGGAGAAAAAAGAGAAGGAACCTATTATAGAACATGTATTCATGGAAAAGGATTAGAAGAAATACCGGTCAAATGTCCTCGTAAAAAAGTAACTCCCAGAAAACAAATAAAAGACGCTTTGAATACCAGAATTCGATTAGAACAAGTCGGCATTGATAACTATTACGGGTTTGAAATAGATGGGAACCGACGTTTTGTATTGGGAGATTATACCGTCACACACAATACAGTAATGGCGCTCAAAATCATCTCCAATCTCCAGAAAAAGACGTTAATTATTGTTCACAAGGAATTCTTGATGAATCAGTGGATCGAACGCATTGAAGAGTTCTTGCCTGGAGCAAGAGTTGGTAAAATACAGGGTCAAAAATTCGACATTGAAGACAAAGACATCGTGATCGGGATGTTACAATCGCTCTATGACAAAGATTATGGTCCCACTGGATTTCAGAGTTTCGGTTTAACCATTGTGGATGAGGTGCACCGCATAGGAAGTGAACAATTTTCGAAAACCCTTTTGAAAGTGACTACTCCAAATATGCTTGGTATTTCGGCAACAGTGGACCGCAAGGATGGATTGACCAAAGTATTGTATATGTTCATTGGAAACAAAATATACAGCGAAGAACGAAATGATGACGACCCCGTATGTGTGCGTGCAATTCATTTTCACACGAACGACGACGAATTCAATGAAGTTGAAGTGGATTATAGGGGTAATACCAAATACAGTACCATGATCACCAAATTGTGTGCGTATGACCCGCGTACACGGTTTATCATAAAAGTGTTACAAGATTTATTGTCGGAAGACCCAGACAAACAAATCATGGTGTTATGTCACAATCGAAGTTTATTGACCGCAATCTACACCTATATTCGAAGTTGGAACGCCGATGAAGAAATGATTGGATATTATGTGGGCGGTATGAAACAAGTCGATTTGGAAAAAACAGAGAAGAAACGCATTGTGTTGGCCACGTATGCGATGGCGGCGGAAGCGCTCGATATCAAAACGCTATCTACATTGGTGATGGTGACCCCTAAAACAGACATTACCCAATCAGTTGGTAGAATATTGCGCGTAAAACATGCGAAACCTATTATTGTGGACATCGTCGACCAACACGACCCATTTCAAAAGCAATGGATGCAGCGACGAAGATATTACAAAAAATGCAACTATAAGATTATTCAAAATAACAGTAAAAAATATACAAATATGATGAATGCCGACGATACAAATGAATGGAAATTGGTATTTGACCCGAAGGACAAAACTACGAAAATGGATGAAGACAAAGAACTGAAATCAGACAGAAAATGTTTAATTGCTTTTGATAATTTGGAATAGAATCGTGTTTATACATAAAACTCATTATCTTTGTATGTTAGATAGGGCACCTGACTATCAAGCGTCTTGTCTGATTGAATCTCATACCAACATTCGTAATCAGGGAGATGAATTGGTCCCTTCAACTTTTTTTCTAGGTTTGATTTCAACATATTCGCATGATTTTTCATCGCCATGAAAGAATCATTGCATTCAGGGTGATAATTTTTTATTTGTTTATACAATGTTAGGAGCGAACTCATATCATTGGGTAGTAGCGTAGCGGACATCGTAGTAATAATAAGACAATCTATTTCTTTTGTGTCTTTCTCTTCTTGTTGCTTTTCTTTTTCAATTTTCTGTTTGTCTTGGTCTTCTTCTTCTTGGTTGTTTTTCTCTTATGTTTCCTTCCACCACCTTGTTTTAACGCAACTAATTCTGCACCACCAGAAGTACCGGTAGCAACAGTATTGGGCAACACATTTCCTTCTGTGAACTCGAAAAATCCTCCTCCAGTTCCAGACATGATATATATTGGACAGAGATATTTTGCAAACAAGATAAAGTGATCATTGTATATGTGTATATGACTAAACTTCCTGCGAAATCGTGGGATTATGTTTCCAACTTAGAAGACGAAAAAGATTATGTGGTGGAGTTTGAATTGTGGAACTTGCGTGCAATTTTACGCAATATAACCCAAAATCAGCGAGCAGAATCGCCAGTCTATCAAAAACTCGTCATTCCTCATTTGCAAGAATTAGTAGATAAATTGGAAACATTGGAGGCGAAACTAGATAGAGAAATTGAGACAGACGGCGACAAAACCGTCTACGACTTGGTAGAAGGATAAAATTGAAAAAGAAACAACCACCACTACTATATTCAGTAATCAACTCATCAACTAACGAATTCAACAATGTGCTCCAATACGGATGGACGATACATGTCTTTGGCGACAGAAGAGGCGTCAAAATCACCCATTACTAGTTTTCAACTGGGTTGTGTCGCGGTCGTATCAGGGAAAATTGTAGCACGAGGATGCAATAATTATAGAACCTATTCCAAGGATGGCATGATCGGTCAATCTTGTTCATGCCATGCAGAAATCAGTGTATTGCGAAAATGCATGAAACAAAATATTACTAAAAAAATAAATATATATGTGGCTAGAGTGTCTACAATGGGAGAGATGCTATGTTCGGCACCGTGCATCGACTGTTTCTTGAAAATGAAAGAGTTCAATATAAGGAGTATTATTTATATTGACCATAGCGGCAATACAGTAAAGCGAAATTTCGACGACTTTCACACGTCCCATACAACAAGCGGCAAGAAAGCGATCCTTACAAAGCGTGTAAAGTGTTTATGATATGGGTCTGCATATCATTATTTGTGTGTAAAATTGAAAAAATATTTGTTTTTCATTGATACACAACAAGTAGACAATCAATCATTCATTATGGAAGGAGAAACGCACGTTCATTGGCCCGACATTACTCATCCAGCGGATGCACATGCATTTCAATCGCTAGGATTAAAAAAACTATTGTATATTGGTCCCTGGTTTCATCTTGAACCCACTATTCATGCGGAGTTTCGAAATATCAAAGAGTTTATTTATGTAGATACACAACCACTTGGAGAAAATGAAACAAAACCATACGATACAAACTCATACAAAACCAATTTCGTCGAAGATTTGATGACGAAATGTGCTTGTTTTGGATATGAATTAATAAGTGATTATATTATTGACCCTGAACATGTATATACTGTATTGAACCGCAGTCAACGCAAAAAATGGTGCGTCGAATATCCTCATATTAATCCACATATGTTCAAGTTTGAAAATAAATACACCAAGCAAATATTAAAATATTACATTTCAACCAATTTCCTGTATACGATGAATAAAGAGTTGCGAACAGATATGTGCGATGCAGATGGATTAATTCTGAGTGGATATTTTCCTCATAAAGCGCTATTGCATTATTTCCCCCAACCAAAAACAATCATTGGGTTTACGGAAACTGTATATCCTGTAGGCGAACTATATCATTATTTGGAACAAGACAATATAATGCCGTCGTTAATAAATGATACGAATACCGACGCCCCTTATTGGGCAAATAACTATTTCTTAATGTCTATTCATACAAATCATATTGTAAAATGTGAAAATATAACCGAAATGGGCGAATTATCTGTATATGAAATAGACCAACGATACGGAAATGAAAGTGATACGTAAATTATCAATACAATAATAAAGTTCGGATAATAAATATAAATGTGTTTTTTTATGATATGTATATGAAAATTCTTTACGGAACTGAAATCAAAAATATAGACGTAACCACCATATGTTACGATAAACTATTAACGGATAATATTATTCGTATTCCCAGTTCAGAAAGAGAGCGAGCTGAATTGTTTACGGATCCTGTATACGGCGAACTGAAGCAAATTTACATCGTAAATTCGGATGTTGGACAATTGACCAAGCATGACCACACCAAAGTCGTGTACATAGACACAATTAATAATCAGTTATATGAAGACGGCGATGTTCCTGAACATATACAGTACGTGTATGGTGATATAGATACAAAATTAGAAATAATTCATAAAAACATTCAGTTAAAATACGGGAGTATGAAAGACGAATTCCCCGAACAAAAAATGGCTGTTCGCTTCTTAACTGGTAATGAACGTGTAATGGAATTAGGTAGCAACGTTGGTCGTAATTCAATGATTATCGCACATATTCTGAAACAAAAGAATAATAACCGGTTTGTAACCGTGGAATCTGACCCAGAAGCAGCGGGTATGTTGAAAGCAAATATGGAAGCAAATGGGTTTAATTTTCATATTATAAATGCAGCGCTATCAAAACGTCGTCTGATTCAAAAAGGATGGGACACATTCGAAAGCGACGTGGATGTTGATGGTTATCAGCGTGTAAAAACCATCACATTGAAAGATATTAATACACAATATCGAATCAAATTCGATACACTGGTCATTGATTGTGAAGGAGCATTTTACTATATCTTGAAAGATATGCCTGAAATATTGAACAATGTAAAGTTGATCATGATGGAAAATGATTATCGTGACCCAGAACATAAAAAATATGTTGATCAAATATTAACTGAACATAAGTTTAAGGTTGAATATTCGGAACCATTAACATCACACGAAGGATTATTCCCTCATTGCAGAGAGCAATTTTATCAAGTATGGAAACGCCCAAAACCTCGAGTTGAATTTGTTTAGTCCATTCAATTCATTCAGTTATTTAACATAATGTGATATTCGATACTACATTATGCATTTAAAAATGATAGAACGAGTCTAATTATATATTTTATGGAGCGAATGCTAAAAAGGTGTATTTTTGTTTTCAAACTCTCTAGAATTTTTTGCACTTTTGGACATTTTTAAAAATGTCCAATTTTCATTTTTGTGGAAAAGTCTTTGAAAAGAAAAAGTGAAAAAATGGGTTCAAAGCATAATGCAGCGAATTCGATTTTTCAAAAAAATATTTGACTGCATAAATTTTTATTTTAATTATGTACAAAAAGCATTTAGGGGATTTTTTACTATCATTGTATGGTAGTAAAATGGTAGTAAAAAATCCCCTAAAATCAACACAGATATTTGAATGCAAAGATTGTTACTATAGTACAGGCAATAAAAAGGATTACAATAAACATTTGTCCACTGCAAAACATAAAATGGTAGTAAATGGTAGTAAAAAATCCCCAAAAATCCCCAAAACCGAAAATAACAATTTTGTCTGCATTTGTGGTAAGATATATAAGTATGATAGTGGGTATTATCGTCACAAAAAGGTATGTAACGCAGATGGAAATATGAATTTGCCGCAAAATACAGTAGAAATCGAATCACCGACCGACTCTATACACACGATGATGGAGTTAATCAAGCAAAACCAGGAATTTAAAGAGTTAATTGTAGAACAAAATAAGCATATACTGGAATTAGCCCAAAAACCAACTACTACAAACAATACGATCAATAACAACCAAAAATTCAATCTGAATTTCTTTTTGAACGAACAATGTAAGGATGCGATGAATATTTCCGAGTTTTTGGAGAACATGATGCTCGACATGGAAGATCTAACAGAAACCGGTCGACTAGGTTACGTAGACGGTATTTCAAGAATTTTTATTAACAAACTGCGAGAACTCGACACGTACAAAAGACCATTGCATTGTACTGATTTGAAGCGTGAAACACTGTATATACGAGATAATGATGTATGGGAAAAAGAAGAGAATTCGAAACAGAAACTGAAGGAATTAGTAGACAAAGTCGCTAATAAAAATTGTAAAACAATGCGTATATGGACGGAAGAACACCCAAACTATACGGAAATGGATTCGATTGAAAATCGAGAATTCATGAAACTATCGGATGCTATTTTGGGTGGATTTGGAGAACAAGAATCCAAGCAATTTCGTGATAAAATCATCAAAAGTGTAATCAAAGAAGTCATGGTCAATAAAAACATATAATATATTTGTGGATATCATTCATAAATATATTCAAATCGTGGTGTATATGTTCGCATTATAGTTTACTAATATGAACAACCTTTGCATATTTATGCGCAACCTTTGTTGGTGTCCATTTGCGGTATTTACGATCGTAAACACATTCCATGCGTAGCGTTTTTTTCAAGTCGACATATTTATCATGCTGTACATTTTCAAAATCCTCTTCATCGTCACTTTCTTCGATATAATCCAGATTTGTATTTTCTCTGATATTTCTGAAAAGATTATTCAACATAACGCTTGTTTTGTAGTTTGGTACATAAGACAAATTATAATAGACAGGACTATTATTTCTGCCGTAGGCAAACAAGTGATAAATATCATATTGCAAGTCTGCTCGAATTTCGAATATGGTCGTTGTTCTATATTGCGGTTTATTCAATATCATTTTATATGGTTGACTTTCAAAGTCATTTGTTATTTGTAAGGTGGACTTGGATACATTCGGTAGATTTACAATATTTAATTTTTTTGATAAATATACATTCACATAAGGCATGACTTCATTGGATGACCGATATTGAATATGATGAATGGGATAGTGAATGTGCGATTGAATATGTTCGTTGATTGTATTTGGATATTCATCCAATCCATCGAGTTGAACATTCCATAGGAAAGGCGAATATATAGGGGTAGGCTGCTCAAGATATGCAAAGAAGCGTTTCCATGCACCAAGTTTATTTATACTCGACATCTTGCACATATTTACGCCTTTTAGATAGAGAAGATCATCCACCACGTATTTTTCTTTACCTGAATGTTCGTCGACGATACAGGTTGCGTAAACGAGTGTTCCCATGGACAATTCAAGATTGGATTTGAGATCACTGTGAACCACTTTGACGATTTTCTTATCGCGGTTCAAATCCATGATATAGCATGTATAATGTTTCTGATAAAATGTAAACCATAGTAACACCTTTCTACCAGTAGGAATCGCTATACATACATCATAAACAGATGAAACTTTCTTATGGGAAATTGTTTCATAGGAAAGTTCAAATTGTGGTAATCGTTTGAGGAGATAAGACGTTTGGTTAGCACCTAGAACCAACATACTATAACAAGGACGGACTATTTATATAGTTTCAAGAAAGTGTTTGACTGGTCTGTTCATCCATAAACTGTTGTAAATCGTTGTTCAATTTTTCGATCTGCTCCTGATCAAATAAAGGGGTGTTTGGATTTGCACTCGTTGAATTCTGTATTTGTGTCATCATTGCATTATACTTTTCACCATTTAATGAACGAGATAACTTCGGTTTGGGTATACGAAACTGTGCTTCTAGATGTTGAATGACGGTATGGCATACAAAAATAAATAGTAGAAAAAATAAAGCCTTGAATATAAATTGTGCAAGCATATGTCTAAATACTAAATATTACGAACAAAAAAAATCGTATGTTCAAACGCTGGATGCAAATACACCTAGAAAATGTATTTGTAAAATAATATAAATGTATCGTGAATAAAGTTAATAATGACGTCTGTACGGTTGCTGGTAGTAGACAAAAATGGTACTATTAAAGAAAGTGTGTTAAAAAACTGGGATGAAGATGAATTGTATAAAAAGGCTGGATTTAAAAATAGTCAGGGGTTTGCGTTAGCAACTACATGGAATATTGGTGAGATTAATAAAAAATCATACTCTATTCGTGTATACGGTAAGACAGATGGTCGTGCTACACAAGAAAATAAATATGAGTTCCCTCCTCCAATTGACGAAACACTGTTTTTTGGAAGTTGCTTAATCGTAAATATGCGAGATGATAAACCGGTTTCACTTACTACTGCAGAATGGACGTGTATTTACGATAAATTATATGGAGGTTTTGAGGATTTGGGTGAAGAAGAGAGTGAAGAAGAAAGCGACGAATACGATGATGTTCCCAAGACCAAATCGGGTTATGCAAAGGATGGGTTTATTGTGGATGACGATGAACAATCTGATGATGATTATGAAGACTCGGATGTATCCGATGAGTTGGAACCGTTGCCTAACAAGAAATCAAATAAAAAGAAGACCAAGTCCAATGTGAAGACGGATATGTCTAGCGTTCCAGACAATGTGTTTATGGAACTTAGTAACGAAATTGATGAAATTTTTGATAGCACAAAAGAGTTGGAGAAGGAAGAATACATATCATAATTTATTGATTCCCAGTATAAGATAAAAATTGAATGATATAAATAAATGTATTCTATTTATATTATTAACACATACACAATATGAAGACAGTATCAAACCCAAACAAATTCCGTGCAAATTTGAAAGAAAAACTAAATATTATTGTTGAAGATGAGAACATAACATCGAACGTAGAAACAAGTATCTTTAATTATGCACTCGACGAGTCGGACCGACGAAAGTTGATTAAAAAGTGGGACAATCCACGATTTGTAGAGATATATTTAAATAGATTTCGCAGCATCTACATCAACTTGAAAAATACCGCATTCTTAGAACAAATCAAAAATAAAGAAATTACGGGGAAGACACTGGAACGCTTAACTCATTATGAAATGGATCCAGAGAGATGGAGTGAACTGATTGATAAGAAAATTAAGCGAGAAGCAAGTAAATTTAATACGAACATTCAAGCGTCCACTGATATGTTTACTTGCAGAAAATGCAAATCAAAGAAGTGTACCTATTATGAATTGCAGACACGAAGTGCTGATGAACCGGCGACTATCTTTGTAACCTGTCTTGACTGTGGTAAGAATTGGCGTTCCTAACGAAATAGTTCACTGTAGAGAAGGCATATTCTATATATGCAAACAATAAATAGAGACGAACTGTTAAAAAAAAGACATACTTCATTTTTTCAAACCTAGGATGTTCAACGATCAAACTTGTTATAGTATTCATGTCGGTCTCAGAATCATCTATTTCGAGGTTGATTTGAATACTTTTTATTTTCTTGATACGATGTACACATTCTTTGTAATGACTTTCTGATATAGCAATATTGGTTACATCACTTCTACACAATGGACACAATAGGTATGGATTATGTGAAATATGCAATCGTTCAATATAATGGAATACACAACCCGAACAAAAATAATGACTGCAAGTGAATGTACAGCATTTATCTGGTTCTATTTTTTCCAGACAAATAGAACAATCGTCATATTTATTCAATTGAATATTTTTTTCAATCTTTAATTGTATAGACAAAAGTCGCGTAGACAACAAAATCGAAGAGATCGAAGTAGGTGTCCAGTTGGTGTGTATGTTATTTCTCAATAAAAACTGATGAATAGACTCTGCGTTCATGCGAATTTTGCTATGTGGGATTGAATTTATACGTTCAATGTATGTTTCATTGGGCACATAAGAATAATGCAGTACGAATTGTTGAATAAATTTGTTATACGGAACATGTGGACTGCATTTTGGTTGATTTGTGAATAAAATATTATACTTGTAACCAATTACGCGCAATACCTGCATATTCAAAGACGTCAAATATAATTTTAAATACGTTGTTTGTAATCCCAAATAATAATCGTATGCTGCATTCATTTTTATGCAATTTTCAAACACGGCAATCATAGAACTATTGCACTGATTTATACGATGTCCACGCTGATTACAAAAAGAACATTTTGACATAGATACAATCAACCTCCTATATTTACACTATCAACACACTCTATTTGTAAAAAAAATACTTATTGCATTTTTTTTACGATAACTGAATTTAGATCAAAATTTCTAAATCATGTAATTTCCAATATTCGCAACCTCCATTTGGCAAGGGACGCTTAATAATAAACGGCAGTTTCTTTTCCTCAAATTCTTTCAATGCAATCAAATATCCATCAATCACATTTTCATCGACAGGTACGAAAGGTTTACTTCCTGCATTGATTTGCTTCGCACGTTCTCCAATAACCCGTGCTTTTTCGTACTTTGTAATAAACGGTTGTGTTCTATGTAACGGGTCGATGATAGTTCCATCATCATCGCGAACCACTTTTGATAACGCCTCGACTTCGTCATAATTAATATTGTGTAACTCAGGATGATAACTAGAGATCAAATTCTCTTTGTATGTATCATCAATCTTCTGTAAATAGTCTTCGTCTTTTTCTTCTTCGTCATCGCTAAAATCGTCTTCACGGAAAGGATTTAACTCCAAATCTTCTTCTACGAGGTCTTCTTTTTGTTTTGAGAATATCTTATTTTCGATATCTTCTTCATCCATTTCTTCGTCATCGTCAAAATCGTCATCACTTTCATTTGCGGTTGGGTCGTTTTGAACAATCGACTCACTATCACTTGGTGCATCGTCATCGTCATCGTCAACGTCAACGTCATCGTCAACGGTTTGGATCGTGATTGGGCCCTTCTTTTTAGTCTTGGTGGTTTCTGTCTTGTCTACTACCTCTTCATCGGAAAATTCCTCTTCAATTATTTCTTCGTTATCGTAATCAATGGGGTCCATTATATACTAATATGTGAATATATTAAAAAACATATTTCTAAATACATTTATTCAATTTTATAGTAGATTGATTAATTATTTGTCCATTTAGTATCACATTCTGTGCAGATGTAACTGTAATTCATTTTCGCATCATTATAACGCATATAAAGTATTTCTGCTGGCGCTTTGTGATCCGTTTGGTTGGTTTTGCATTGTTTATTTGGGCATGGTATGCTGTATATGCGAGGCAGTGTGGGATCTAGTTTTGTATACTTGTTAATAATATGATGAAAATTTTGTTCTCCTTTGGTGAAAGATGTATTCATCAAACAAATACCATCTTGGTCTATTTCAGTATCTTCATGACCGCAATGTTTACAATAATAATTCAACTTTGATTCATCTGATTCGGTAATACGAATATAGTACATATTGTCGCATTTCTCGCAAAATTTCATTTTTAAACTTCCTTATATATAGTTGTATGATAATTCTTCTATGTTATTTCATTTCAATTTTGTATTTCGAACATCTAAATAATACATCATATAAAATTGATAAATATCGAGATTTTATTACTGATGCATCAACCAAAACAATACATCAATCGAATTTACACCATTTACAGTGTTATATACAAACGTATATAATCGTCACAGTGTGGTTATATTTTCGAAAATTGATTTAGAAAGTAGTCAATAAAATATTTATATAGTATACTCTGGGGATGAAATCATCTTCTATAACTGCAAAAATGAAGTCAAAACGAACACAAAGCGTACAGTCAATCCTTACACAGTACAAGGTTGACAAGCAGACACCTAACGATAAATCAGAGACACATACAAACACGCGAATTGGAAACAAAGATGCGAAGATTCATGGCGGTTCTTATGCAATTCCTGATAGCGAGTACTCCGATTTTATGGGCAAGGTGAAAATAGCTACAATGGGAGGTCAATACGAGTATTTGACTGAAAAACAATTACCAGAAGGACCCTTGGCTATTGATATGGATTTGCACTATGATTATGAAGTAGAAGATCGACAGCATGGAAAGGAACATATTGACGATTTGATAGATGTGATTTTCTCTACGTTGAATGAAATGTATGTATTTAACTCTGAACAAAATATTATAGCATACGTCATGCAAAAACCGGATGTAAACCGTGTGAAAGAGAAAAATATAACCAAAGATGGTGTTCATCTACTGATAAACATTAAAATGGACCGACATGCAATGAAATATTTGCGTGAACAATTGATGGCGAAAATTCCAGAGATTTGGGATATTCCGATCATCAATACATGGGGAGGGGTATTTGATGAAGGGGTCATGAAAGGCACTACGAACTGGCAGTTGTATGGATCAAGAAAACCGCATCATGGAAGATATAGTGTATGTAATATTTACGATATTGGTTACGATGAGACGGATAACGAATTTATTCGGGATGAGATCAAAGATGTATCTGCTCATTTACAAGATCTTGACTGGATGAATTTGTCTGTTAGAAATCCGAATGTACCCACATTCCAGTTGAAGACATCCTTCATTTCTACCTATGAGAAGTATCTGCCCGAGAATAAAACTCGGACTCAATATTCGCGCAATAATATTCCTGTTCGTAGATCGGGTGGTTATTCTTCTTCGCCAAAAGACTTAGTCGGTATAAAAAGTCAAGAAGAGTTGGACTCCATTTACAATGAGTATATGGATTCATTAACTGCGAATGACCACAAATTGATTAGTGCATGTAAGATGACCATGATTCTTCCTTCTGAATATTATGGTAATGGGTCCTATGATAAATGGATTCGAGTATGTTGGGCATTGAAAAACACGTCATTGGATTTGTTGATTGCGTGGGTGAAATTCAGTTCGCAGTCGGCGTCTTTCCGTTTTCCAGACAGTATTATGGAGTGTATTGAAAAGTGGGACGAAACTGCAGTTCAATGTGATGGAGGTCTGACGTTGGGTTCTATTTGTCATTGGGCAAAAACCAGCAATCCTACCGAATACAAGGACATATTAAATCAATCTATTTATTCGAAGATTGAGCAGTCGATTAATTTTGCAGTACAGAATAGCAATCTCAATAATAAAAAGAACGGAATTTGTGGTGATGCGGATTTCGGTGAGGTCTTATATGCTATGAAGGGAGACGAATACGTTTCTGCCGGCATCAAATGTGTATTGTGGTATCGTTTCGTGAATCATAGATACGAGGTGTGTGATTCGGGCACCTCATTACGAAATGAAATCGGAGGCACAATGAGGTCTTTATATAATCAAAAAGCACAAGAATATCTACATCAGAGTACGTTTCAGACGGATGACCCAGAATCAAAGGAAAACGAATTGGCGAAGATCAAAGCAAAGGTATGTATGAATGTATTTGCTCATCTCGGTAAGACCAGCGACAAAGAACATATTATGATTGAAGCTCGACACATGTTCTATGTAGTGGATTTCTTTGATAAATTAGACCAAGACCCCTATTTGATGGGTTTCAATAATGGTGTAATGGACTTTCGTGAGAAAATATTTCGCCCGGGAAAACCAGATGATTATATTTCCAAGAGTACTCGTATTAACTATATTAAATTGGATAGTAACGACAAACAGCAACGAGAAATAGTAAACGAAATCACCGAGTTCATGCATCAACTGTTTCCTATTCAAGAAGAATACGATTACATGTTTGACCATTTGGCGTCAACGTTGATTGGAAACTCAATAAATCAGACCTTTACTATGTATACAGGCGAGGGGCGTAATGGAAAGTCTGTATTGATTTCTCTTATGGCGAAGATTTTGGGCGATTACAAGGTTGAAGTGCCTTTGAGTTTAGTTTGCGGCAAACGTGTTGCAGAGGGTGGTACAAGTGCAGAAAAAGCAGCACTAAAGGGAGCACGCTATGCGGTCTTTCAGGAACCAACAAAAGGTGATCGCATTAATGAAGGTAAAATGAAAGAGTTGACCAGTGGAAAAGACCCAATTACTTGCAGAGTTCCATATATGGCGAACATGATATCGTTTATTCCGCAAGCAACATTTGCGATCGCATGTAATGTAATGATGGATGTGGATAGCAATGATGGCGGAACTTGGCGTCGTATTCGAGTTGCCGAATTCTTGTCTTATTTCACTGAAAATCCTGTTCATAACGATAGTAATAAACCCTATCAGTTTGTTGTAGATTGTGAAATTGAAAATAAGTTTGATAGATGGAAAGAAGTATTTATGTCGATGTTGATTGACCGAGCACTAAAAACAAATGGATATGTAAAAGATTGTGATATGGTCATGGCGGCGAGCAACAAATACAGACAAAGTCAGGACTTGTTCAGTCAGTTCTTCGACGAGAAAATTGTGGTGGATGCGAGCAAGACACTTACAAAGACAGAACTGCATACGGAATATGGTATTTGGTATTCAAATAATGCAGGCGGTAAGGCACCTACGTCTCGTGAAACTGCTGAAAATATGGACAAACTGTTCAAGAAAAATATTAAGGGGAAGTGGAATGGTATTGGTCTTGTTTATGGAGACAATACTGATGAAAATACCGAATTAGAAGAACCAGTTGAAACTGGAATAAACGACTTAGGGTAAGAAACAATGATGTATAATTGAAGATTGTAATAATTAACTATAATATTCAATTTTTATTTGACTGGTTCGGCACGAATGAAATTATACATATACATGGCGTAAAAATATAAGAACCTTTCAATCGGTACGATATAGTATGGATATAGACCAATTAACAATACAATGAATACGGTGCTATATATTTTTTTCATGGAGAAGTGTTGGTATAAAAATAAGAGCAACACAATCGCGAATAGGTAATAGGCGACCGTTAAAAAATGGTTTGCGAATGACCAGTTGTCTATTGTTGGTTGAATAAACGTACTTTCTTGGTCGCCTTGTGTTAAATCATTTTTCATATAATCGTATTCGCGATGCAAGTGATTGTTTTGAACAGACACCAAATCAAAAAATTGTTTATCATTATTGAAAGAGATACCCTTTATTTGATTGTATTCGATTAGTAATTCGTCGAGTTCACTCTCTAAGTCAATGTTTCCATCATCTACTTGCGGTATGATGGTTTCCAGTATAGATATTTGTTTGGTCAGCGTCTTGATATCTTTTTCTAATTGGACCTTTTCTTTTTGTAATGCAGCAATCTCGATATTGTATTGTTTGATTAGAGCAACTGATGACTTATGACTGTTTCTGTATTCAATGGTCTCTTTGTCCATTCTATTCAACTTGTTTTCAATGTCTCTTATCGACTTGTTTCGATTCCCGATTTCATTGTTCATATTTTGAATATTTTGTTTAATCCTTTCAAATATCTGTTTTAATTTGCGAAGTTCTGCTTTTAACCATATATTTCGACTTATCAACTCCTTTGGTGGTCCTTTCCTCCTTGGTTTTTTTCTCTTAGGTTGTCTTTTCTTAGGTTGGTTGGATTTTTTTTTAAACCATCCCATGTTGAATAATTTATCTATATAATTAGGATAAATTATTAGGTGTATAAAAATTAAAATAGCGATTCGAACATTCGGTGTAGAATACTGGGTATTCTGGAGATGTTGCTGAAGGTCTGTTTCGTATATTCTTTGATGTTTGCTAGAATATCAACAATGACTTCTAAAATAAACATAAAATAAGGGAAAATAAGCAAGGCAATTACCATGGCGATCGTATATGGTTGGTTCAACTTATTTTGACGACGATACATAAAGACCAGTATTCCTAATAAAATGTAATAAATATACCATAGACCAACCTTTGCAATCGAATATTCCATCTTAATATGATCTTGATATGTAGAACGACGGTCATTGTTGATACGTTTTTGTGTTAGATTGTCGAAGGTTTTATCTAAATAGTTATTTTGCTTGGTTAACTGGTCATACACTTGTTGTGTTTTTCCATATATATTGAGTTTTTCTTGTTTGATATCATCATCAACCGTAATTATACTAGATAATAAGGTCTTGTTTTTCGTATCTGAAATATTATGCTCAATTAACAAATCGTTCATATCTTCGTCTAAATTTTGTTTTCTATCTTGTAATGTCGAGTTTATATCGTCTCTGTAATGATTGCGCGTATTTTCCTTACGATTTTCTACACGTTTTGTTTGTATTGCCTTTTGTTTAATTTTATTGTATTCAATCGTTGTTGTCTTTAATTGCTGTGTTTTTGCGTTTTGCGTTTTTTTGATTGGTTGTAATCGTTTGTATACTTTATTCTCATCTCTTCGGCGGTTATCAATTGTCTTTACTCGTTGAGCGCGCTGTTTTTCCATTTTTTTATTATCTCCATCAATCGCTAATATAATCGGAAGTACTGGAATTAAAGGAAACATAATATCGCTATTTTATATAATAGTCATATTATATTTTTGCATATTTATCTTGCTCATACGGGGTATTGCACATAGACGGTTGCAGATTGGAAAATGTTTCGACTTCTTCTCCCTCAACTTCTTCTACATCTTCGTTCGGAACGCACAACAACTGCTCATTATCAAAACTAGTGCCTTCATGACAACATGCTGGTCCAACGCAATAATCCAAATCATTCGCCGCTAATAAATCCGTTGCATCCCCATCTTTTGCGGATTTCTTTTTCAACTCCTCTGGTTCGTCCAAATATAACTTGGTAAAGTCCATATTGCTTCGTAATAGAATTTTGATTATTTGCTTTATGCTATAAATACCGATTATACTGATAATGACAACCATCGCAATCGTCAATGCTGACTCTGGTATAAAACCCAAATGACGCTGTACAAGAATAAGCATAATGACTACAAACAAACCAAACACAATTACCGCCATCATTTTGTTGACCTCATGCTGTCTCAATCGATAAGAATTATTGAATTGCATTTGGCGCTGTTTTATCGCATATTCACTATCTACTGCGGATTTTTGACTCATCAGACGATTTTTCTCTTCATCAAGAATATTATGAACTTGTCTTTGTTTTGTTAGCAAATCCGCATTTGTGGTATTTGAATTATCGTATACATTGTTCAATGTATCTAATTCAGTTTGAAGAGAAATTATCTTTTCGTTCAAATTTGGATCATCACTTTTTTGCAAAGTTCCTTGTAAATATCTTTTTTGTAAATTAAAAAAACTTTGTAAATCTACTTTGGGGTATGTTTCAGTATCAGACATGATATATATTATCAAAATATTATATCATGTTCGAAATTCAAGATAATACTTATTGTTTTGTTAGTAACATACCACCGAATACCAACAATGTTGCAGTCGCAATACCACCTAAAACAAAAATTTCATTGTTTGTATTGATCATTTGCTCCACGTCTTTTAATCTCGCTTCTTCCACACTATCTATTTGATGCATTGTATTCGTATAAGACGGGTGTTTTTTCATTTCATCTAAAAGACCTGTTTGCGTAGGATTTGTAATGGAATGCAATACATTGGATATATTTGCATGTTCACTCGTAATTTGGTCAACATCATCTTCATATTTGACTGCTTTCTTTCGAAGTGGATTGATTTGCTTTTCTTCTACTGCTTTCGCATATTTATTATATTTTTGTTTTTTATCAGAAGTTTCCTCATCCGAACTAGGCAATGTATATTTTTGTCTCAACTCGGAACTATAGGTATAATTATCAAATCCTTCAACATAAGGGGCATAGTCAGAAGATACAGATGATTTCGAATTGGGTTTACAATCCAAGCATCTTCCAAGCGATACGAACGCCTCTTTGTCGTCTTCTTTTTTAGAAACGAGCACTGTATTTCCAAACAAACTCCAATTCGATAGTTGCACACGGTCAATCGGTCCTTGCATTTTGGTAATAATCAATCTAAAATAAGTGAATTTCTTAGGATAAGTAAATTCGAATTGCTCTTTTGTTCCTTTAAAATCAGACGACATCGTCTTTGTATGTATTGCTTCCCAATCGTCTCCATTGTTTGAACCAGCGACAATAAACTCTTTGGGAAACTTATTCGATTGTGATGATACAGGCACTTCAATAATGTAACTTTTCAAATAGATATTGTATGGTATTTTTACTTGCACCCATTCCCCTTTGATCTCGTTTACATTATTTTCTAGACCCATTTTGGTGATGAACGTGTTTTCTTTTCTTCCGCCACCTCGATAAGCAGATGGATAATTTCCAGTATAGGCAGATTGTATGTACTCAGGATAGGATGCATTTAATGGAGTATATGTGGGATTGCCTCTATAGTCAGATTCCCAATATTTCTTATCATCATTAAAAGTATGATATGCGTCGCGTTTTACATTTGAACGAGAGGAACAAGATAATTCGTAATTGCCGTTTGGTAAATACGTACCTGATTGTTTCAATCCACTGATGGTTGAATTATTTGTTTCGAATTTTTTGTTATTAGGTAATGGAACTACTTTCAATACTGGTTGGGTCATATATGCTATGTTATTTAATATAAAGCTACATATTAAATAAATGAAAAGTTGCTATTTGTTCAGTTTGAAAAATACATAATATAATGTGGTTGTTGCTAAAATACTCAATACAACACCTCCAAATTTATTATAATGATACATATTTTCCATATCTGCATGAAGAGAATGTTTTTTCTTATTGATGTAATCCATCTTCGTCTGAATATCATTTTGTAAGGTTTGTATGTCTTCATCGTACATATTCATTATTTCATTGTGCGAAGCATCGAATTCTGCCGTTCCACGAACTTGATTGATATCCGCGGTTTGTAGTGTATAAATAAGTCCCCCATTTACGTTGTTATCTTTGTCGTAAGATACGATTTTGTTGTATTTATCAAACACATGGTTCTTGCTCATTTCTTCCTTGGAACAATTTAATACACTGTTCGATGGGTTCATGGTATTATCATTGCATTCAATGTATTTCACATATTGTTCATTGAAATCGTTTATCGCATCATGCAAATTCATCGTTGTATTCATAATACTCATTCCTTCCACTTTTCCTGTGCTGTCCGATGCAAATCCATCGCAATTCCCTTCCAAATTCATACAAGTCTTTCCGAAAAGAGACCATTCGGAGAGAGTGATACTACTATTTTCCGGAAGATTAGACATACCTGAAATAACTAACCTGTAGTGCGAATATGAAAACATGTTATCTTTAACCTTGAATTCAACCGGTAATGTAGCGTTTTGCGACATTAATACATCTTTTCCGTCTTGTTTATTGAGCACAACCCACTTTTCTCCGTCGTTGGAACCTAACACCGAGAAAGTAGTAGGGAAACGCCGTATATACTTCTTGGGATTGACTGTTGCTTGTAAATAATAATCCGTTAAAATGAGTTTATATGGGAATTGTATTTCTGCCCATTCTCCATCGATATTTGTGCCATCTGTCAACATTGTCTTGTGATATTTATTTTTACCTCCACCTATATATGTACCATTTTTGTAGGCATCTTGGGTATATCCATCTTGATAACCCGATTTGGAAGATTTTATATACGGTGTTTGCCAAAAAGTACTGTTTCTTCCATCGAATAAATTCAAAGCAGAAAAAGCAGATGTTTTATGAATACCTTGATCGTCAAGGCAAGACGATTGTTTTACTTTGTATATTCCATTCATGAATGCTTTTCCCTCATCTTTGATATCCACTGTGAATGAGTTCTTTGTTTCATCTACATTGAACTCGTCTAATGGAACTGCTTGAAATATTTCATTATTCATGGACATGGTTGTTTATTGTTATACTATATGTTTATATTTCTCGCACGATATATAAAAAATATTAACGCTGTTATTCCAATTCCTAAATTAAGAGTATCTAATTGTGTAGATTTAAACTGTTTTACATAATCTTGATGCTTTTCTTCGGAACCACTGTGGTTATTTTGAACATTGTCTATTCTGGTTACATTTTGTTTGTTTATGCATAATTCTCGCTCAATACATTTGCTACTGTTCTGATCACTATTGAAGACGTCACGTTGTTCTTCATTGTCGGTTTTACATATAGAT